CCGTCTGCCTTCCATGTGAAGGTCTTGACCTTCGTGCTGCCGCGGTAGTACGAGATGTCGTAGCGTCCTGGCATCATCAGCAGGTTCCGTCGAGGACGTTGGCGAGTTGGAAGAACCACCGGAAGGTGCTCGAGGTGTCGTAGGTCGCCCAGAGCATTACGACGGGACCGCCTGAGATCGCCCGGAGGTCGAAGCCTGCGGGGGCGTCGTACACGTTCCAGCCAGGGCCCTCGTTCTTGTCGCCGGCCGTGCCGCCGTCGTTGGTGAGCTCGCAAAGATTGAGCGCCTTGCCCAGGTCGGTGCTGGTGAAGCCGCCCGACTTGGTCTGCACGCCGTCCGCGGTGAGCTCCACCTGCTCCCAGTCGTACTCCCAGCGGTTGCTCTGGCCGGCAATGGCCGTGCTCGAGGTGATCTTGGCGAGTATCCACTTGGTCTGGGGCGTCCACCTGGTGAGGGTGTCGGAGAGCTCGCGGAGCTGCTCCGAGTTCGCAGCTGCGAGTGCAGCACCCTCGAGGGTCTGCTGGAAGACGCCGGCGCTGATGCGGCCGAAGCCGCGTCGCAGTCGCGGGTTGTTTCTCATGGCACCGCCTCGCTGCGGAGGGCCGTCAGCGGTTTCTTCTCGGTCTGGTCATACGAGGCCATGAAGGCGCCAAGGCAGACGGTGTCCCACGCCTGCCAGCCGTACTGGGCGTAGGCCTTCTCGTCGGTGCTGAACATGTTGTTGAAGTCGTAGGTGCCGCGGCTCATGTCGCGCCACCTGACTGTCTTGGCCCGCCAGATGCTGCCGACCTTCTCGAGGATGGCGTCGCCGTTGACCTCGCGGTCTGGCTCCTGGTTGAAGTGGTACCAGCTGTCGTACCTGAAGCTGACGGTGACCTCAAGGTACTCGTCCTCCTTGGGGTCAACGTCCACGCCGGTGAGCATCAGGCTGTTGGGCTCGAAGCCGAGGAAGGTCGCGCTATTGACCTTCTGCAGCTTGTCGCCGATCAGGGTCTTGAGGTCCGGGTAGCCGTCCGTGTATGCGGCATCGTCAGTCCGCCAGGGCAGCACAATCTGGAGGTCGATCGTGGACACCAGGAACCGCTGGGGCTTGCCGCCGATCTCGGTGTAGGCGGTGCCGGCGATGGTGTCTTCATCGACCGTGCTGGTGGTCGGCGTCGCGTCTCGGTAGCGGTCCACGCTGCGGACGCCGGCCGAGTCGCTCCTCCGCACTGTGGGCTCTGGGCAGTAGGTGGTGCGGTTGGTTGCCCTGATGGTGCAGAGGTACGCGCTCATCGAGTCCTTGACGAGTCGCCAGCTCACAGTCCGCACCCTGAACTGATCCGCCCAGCTGGCGAAGGTGCCGAGCTCGCTTGCCCATCCGGCCGTGTCGTAGTCGCCCAGGCGGTCGCCCGGCACGGGGATATCGGCAGCGGTCTGGATCGTTTTCGGCGAGGTCCACGGGTTCCACGTCTGGGCGGTGCCGGTCGTGTCCTGACGCACCAGGAGCGTGAGCTCCACGGTGTTGTCGTTGATGGCCCGAGTGTGGGCCAGATCCTGAAGCTTGACGATCCAGGTCATCCGGGCCCCCTGGTGTTGTTGGCGATCTCGCCAAGCAACTCGTTGGCTCTAGCTGCCTCTGCCGCGGCAACCCCTGCTGGTGCCGCCGCCATGCCCGCGGTGGGTGCGAAGCCGCCGCCGGTGAACAGCTTGCCGAGGGCCTCGAAGAAGTCGATGCCGGTGGCATTCACTTGGGTCTGGCGGGCGACCTCTGCCGCGGCCGCCTGCTGGACCAGCGGCATATCCGCACCGCTTCGCATGGCTCGCTCAATGTTGGAGACATCAGCCACCTTCGCGAGGCTTGCGAACATGGTGCCGGCGCCGCCGCCGAGCGCCTTGGCGATCTCGAGGCCGGCCGGACTTCGTGAGAGCTGCACCAGGAGCTTGAGCGCCTCGGTGTCGCTGGCGCCGGCGATGGCCGCAAGGTCGGCCTGAGTCATGCCTGCGTTGAGCAGCTTCTGCTCGGCTTCCATCGTGGTGGGACGGGCTGCGGAGAGCATGGAGGCCACATCCACCGCGCTGCCGGTGTCGCCGGCGGCGATCCGTGCCACCTTGCTGAATCGTGCCTGCTCCACCGGCGTCATCCGCCCAGCCACGATCTCGTCGAAGGCCTTGCGGCCCGCCTCGCTCCTGGCGTTGGCTGCGTTGATTGACTTGTTGAGGACGCCGAGGGCTGCTGACAGCCCAAGCATCGGGCCAGTCAAGCCGGCGAGGGCTGCGAACCCACCGAGCCTGCCAGTGAGCGGCGAGGCCATCCCGGTAGCCGAACCCACAGCTGATGACGCCTTCTGGGTCGCCTTCAGCTGACTCCTGACCTTCGCCATCTGGGCGTCGAACTGCGACGTGTTGGCGGTGACTGCGACGTTGAGTGCTGTGGCCTTAGGCACGCTTCACCGCCTTCGCGAGCTCGCGCCTGAGGGCCTCGGGAATCTGGAGATTCGCTGCCGCCTGCGCCTTGTCGAGGTATCGCTTGCCGGGCACCGTGTAGAGCGGGATGGCCCCTTCCCGAAGTCGCTTGCCGCCGCGGCCGGCGCCCGGGCCGCCCCTGATTCGCCGGTCCCGCTCGATGAAACCGAACCGCCAGCCGGGCAGCTGGTCGGTGTACGCCCAGCGGTTGGTTGCCTGCCCCTTGGGGTTCTGTCCCTCGCGGACGCCGACAGCGGTCCAGGCGGTGCCCTTGTAGCGCTTCTGCTTGATGAAGAAGGCGTACTTCAGGTGCATCCGCGGGAGCATCGAGTAGAAGGGCGAGTAGGCCGCCTGCACCCGTGCGAGCACCTTGCCCATTTCCTTGCGGCAGCCCCGCAGCGCCACGCGGTCGCGGACCTTTAGCGGGAGCCTTCTGAACTCCTCGCCGAGCGCCTCAGCGTCCACAGTGATGCGGGTGGTGATCATCGCCTGACCTTCGCGAAGAAGTCGTTGATGGAGGTGGGCGGCTTCTGCTCCACCGGCTTATCCAGCTCCAGCCAGAGTGAGAGCTCCGTGGCAGTCAGCCTCTCCATCTCCTCGAGACTGAACCCAAACCGCTGGGCGAGGCGCATCAGCTGACGCCTCGCCGGCGTGAGGAGGGGGTTGCATGAGCTTGCCGACCTCCTCCACCACGCGGGTGGCAACCCAGGCGGGCATCCGCAGGGCCTCGGTCTGCTCGTCCTCGCGGAACAGCGGCGATCCATCCTCGTTGCAGAGGAACCGCACCAGGTACCAGCCCACCTCCTTGCCGTCCGCCTCGACCGCATCGCCGGCCGTGGGAACGCGCAACCACACCCGACCGAGTGTCGGTAGCTCGAGCGGGTGCGGTGCGCGGAGGGGAAGAAGAGCGGCTCTCATGCTGCGATGGTCAGGGCACCAACAACCTGGAACTGGAGAGTGGATCGGACGGCGTCATCCTGAGCAGCGGACACCGACGCCGAGGTGCAGATGGCACTGCCAGACACCGTCCCATCTCCAAAGTCGATAGCAAACGATTTGGCGGTGCGGCTCAGGAGGTCGGCACAGATGCTGCCGTGGTCGGTGTAGTTCCAGAGCACCTCCACCGAGAAGGTCGCTTGATACTTGCCGGCGATGAACTCGCGGTAGGCGTTGGCGCCCAGGGTGCTCACGTCGATCGTGGCACCGCTGATGGACACGTCGCCGATGGCCGCGACGGTCGCCACCGAGCCTGCGTTGTAGGTGAATGTGACGGTGTTGGCTGTCTGCGCGCCCATGTCAGAGTCCCGTGTAGTGCATGCGGTATTCGGTCACGATCTCGTAGGGCATGTCTTCTTCGCCTTCTCCGATGCCCGTGTCGGTCGGGCTCTGCCCGGTGTAGACGAGTGAGGTGATGGCTGTGCTGTCGTAGGTGCCGGTCGTGCCGTTGAGGGCACTGACCGCGGCGCCGGCGAGCCCCTTGGCCGCCGAGTAGGTGTCTGCGATCGCCGCCACGGTGATGCTGGCCATGGTGAAGCCGGCGGTGGCACCCAGCCGCGGACGGGCTCGAAGCTCTGCACGGCGTAGACGAGCGCCGGCAGGTCCGTGCTCTGGAGCCGCTGGTGCGGGCTGATGCGGTCGCCGCACAAGGCGCCGACGCCAGCGTCAGCCGCCAGGATCGCGTAGATGGCACCCTCAGCGCTCATGCCACCCTCACCGCGTCGATGAGCATGACATCCTCCTCCTCACGCTCGCGGACGAAGCCGAGCACCTGGAGCTGGTCGCCGCGGTACTCGAGCACGCTGGTGGCCTCGATGCCTGCGTTGATGCCGGTGCGCCAGCGGGTCCGCACCTGATAGGTGGTCCGCATCGCTGCACCGTCGCCGTAGTTGGTCTCCGAGGCGCCGGTGGCACGCACCTCGGCGTAGATCGTGGCGCCGGCGGTGAGCGTCTGCGAGCGCTGGCCGTACGAGTCCACCGAGGTGCTCGCGGTGAGCACCTTCACTCGGTGACGCAGCTGGCCGGCGCTGATGAGGCTCAATCGGGGCCCTCACCTTCGACGGTCGGGCAGGCGTAGGAGTCGATGACCGCCTTGACGCCGAAGGGCACGGTGCTCAGGTTGAGCATCGAGACCGCTTCGGGATTCATGTAGTAGGTGCCGGCGAGGCGGCAGACTGCGAGCTGCAAGTCCTTCGGCGCGGTGCCGGTGGCGTAGCCGGCAGACCAGGTGATGGACACCCGCGGGGCGTCCTCGTTGAGGTCGGGCAGGTTGTCGTCGATGAACCGCAGCCGGGTGACCGCCCCGCTCGTCTCGAGCGTGTAGTTGCTGCTCGAGAGCGTCTGGGTGTCGCCGTTGGTGTCTCGGTAGGTGACCGAGGTCAGGCTGTTGAATGGGGGCAAAGGGAGCGTCACCTCTGTCGAGGGGAAGCCCCGTAGATGCTTGACCAGGTTGACGGTCGATAGCGACCGCCTGGTGTGCCGAGCGATGAACTGCTCAGCCGCCTCGAGGTAGAAGGTGAGGACGGCGTCGTCCTCCGAGAAGTCAACTCGGAGGATGCTCTTGGCGAGGTTGAGCGGGACGATCGGCATGGTTGAGAACGCAGCCCCCGCGGCGCGGCCGTGCTGCCGCGGGGGCGCTTCCGGGGGCGTATCAGGTCGCCGAGGTCTTGAGGGTGACGAACGCCTCGTCCAGTGTGCGGGTGGCGTCGGTGCGCTTCACCACCATCATCTGGATCTGGTACTTCTCGCTCAGCGTGTACGGGTCCACGATGACCTCGGTTGCGCCGCGGTCGTAGATCTCGTAGTAGTTGAAATTGCCCATCACCGCGACGTGCTTGGAAGCCGCGAGGGCATCGACGTATTCGCTGATGTAGTACGGCTTGCCGAGGATGGTGCCGGGCGACCCCTGAGTCATCATCTGCTCGACCGGGGTGGGCGTCCAGATGTAGTGGTCGTTGGCGTCCTTCAGCTTGCGCAGGTTCATGATGACCTGGTCCGAGGTCACGATGGCTGCGCCGGCGCGGTACTGAACCGGCAGCTCGTAGGCCCACTCGATGATCTTGTCCACGGTCGCCGCGGTGCTGGCGATGCTGGTGGTATTGCCAGTCGGCAGGGTGACCGCGGTGATGGCGGTGCCGGCGCCGTTGATGACGCCTGCAGGCTGAGTGCTGCCGCTGCCGGCGCCGTCCCAGAAGTGCTCGTCCTGGGCGCGGGCGATGGCCTCCGAGCCGGTGCGGATGACGTACTCCTCGAGGTTGACGCCAGAGTCGTCGAGCAGTTCGCGGCTGGCAACGACGCGGACGCCGTACTTGTAAGCACCAATTGAGAGCTGCGTGAAGGTCGCATCGCTCGCGGTGATCTGGACGCCTTCGTCGATGATCGCTGCCGTGGGGATGGCGTTCTGGATCGGGATCTTCCGATCGTCCGGGGTCTGGGTCACACGGCTGATCGAGCGGATCACGCTCGACTGCCGCAGCTTCTCGACGATCCGGGCCTCGACGGTCTCGGGGACGGTGTAGCCGCCGTTGCCGTTCGCGCCGACGGACATGACGCGGAGCTCGGTGGCGTCCGCGGTCGTGAGGTAGTGGCGGAAAGCAGCCTGGTACTCGTCAGCGCTGCGTGCCTCGCGGGTGGCCTTGCCGTAGGCGAGGCTGATCCGCTGCATCGGCTGCTCGAGGCTGGCGGCAGCCGCATCCACACGCTCCTTGCGCTTCGCGGCACGAAGCTGAGCGTCGATGCCATCAGCGTCGGCCATGAGCTTGTCGAATCGCTGTTCGTCCTCCACGCCCAGGTCGCGCTTCTCCGCTTCCGAGTCGTTGAGGATCTTTTGAGCAGCCAGGATCAGGCCGGCTCGCTGCTCCAGCAGCTCCTTCGTAGTCATTGCGAACTCCTGCGTGCCAGCTCAAGCCGGCGTCGGTGCCAGGCCAGTGCGACACCGTGCCGCAGCTGGCTGTTGGTCTGTGGGTAGGCGGCCTCGGGAACCACGCTGATCTCGGCGAGGTCCACGCGGATCAGGTTCCTGACGCGCTCGTCACCGCGTGTGTCCCAGCGGTCCTCGAGCACGCGGAACCCAAACGACATCTGGCCGTCAAGCGTGCCCCGCTGCATCAGCTCTCGCACGTCGTTGCCGCGAGTGGTGTCGGGCAGCTCGAACTCGAACCGCAGCCCCACCTCGTCCTCGCGGAGGCTCAAGGTGTCCGGGTGCCTCGCGAGCACCTCGCCGCGGTCGTGGTTCCAAAGTGCCCAGGTGCCCCCGCGCTTGAGGCTGTCCGCGAAGGCGCCGCGGTTGACGAACTCCGTGAACTCGCGGCCGCGTGAGTCCTGCAACGGCAGGCTCGGGCGGTTGAAGACGCTGGCGTAGCCGACGAGCGTGCGGCCCGTCGCCTCGACCACGTTGAGGCCGCGGCGGATCTCAAGCAGTGGCATCGGGTTCCTCCGGCGCCGCCGGCGCCTGTTTCTCCGCCGGTGTCTGGGTGTTCGCTGGTGTAAGGGGCTCGTCCAGTCCTGGGAGCGTCGGCAGTCCAAGGCGCTGGCGGGCCTC